TATATGGATGCAACGATTGGTTGGAGTGTCTAATGAGCAATCTGTCAGAGTTATTACCCTCTGGCGGTGGTCAGAATGTAGGGAGCTTTGTAGCCTCTGGTACGTTAACCAATGGTCAAACAGTAGCATTAAAAAGTGATGGAAAAGTTGAAGCTGTTTTTAATACTGTTTTGACAGAAGGTGTAACTACTCCAACTGTAATAGATCCTACCAATCAAGTCGCATACACTACTAGTGTTTACGATCCTCTAAATAAAACAGTTATAATAGCATATGCTGGAGGTTCAACGGCAGGTTATTATATAATAGGCTCTTTTTCTGGAGGAACCCTTACTTATACAAGTCCACAAACATTTGACTCAAGCACTTCTAAAATTCCAAGATTGGCTTATGATACCGATAATAACAAAGTAGTAATAATTTATACAAACAATAATAATCAATGGCGAACTAGAATAGGAACACCGACTGCTACTTCTATAACATGGGGCAGTGCCGTTGCTTGGAACACCCATGCTCTCACTAGTAGCACAGGCGATGTAGCTTATTGCCCATCAGTACAAAAACTTGTTTTTCTATCTAGAAACAGTAGTAATTATCCTGAAATTTTCTACGGTACAGTGAGTGGAACAAGTGTAAGTTATTCAACTTATGACACTTATTCAAATGGTTATCAGGGTGATTTAAGATTAGTTTTTAAGCCGACAGGCGGTGTGGGTTTAATGACGGGTGCGGTTTCAAGCAACAATTACGGTGCTTATATAACCATAACCACGGCATCTACTAATCGCCCTGAATTTGTTACTCAAACCTATTTTCGTAGTCAAGCAGTCAAAACCTATGGTTGTCCGGTGGTTTATGATTCAGGAAATGACAGATATTTAATAAGTTTTACGTTAAACAGTGGATCTAACCCAATATACGTTATTTCAACTGATGGTGCAGGAAATTTTGGAACAGCCAACACTCCAGAAAACCTTTCTAGTAATAATTTTGAATCTGATTTAGTTTATATTTCAAGTAATTCAGGGGGAACAACAGGAAATTTCTTGTTGACGTTTGCATACTACTATGGTGCTACTGGTACACAAGTAATGGAAGCTCAACCTATCAATCTTTCAGCAAGTTATGATCCAACTTTCCCCACATCATATCAAATACAAAACGGTGCAGATATAAGTTCTTTCAACAGTTTAACTTCTGTGTACGATCCAAATGCAAACAAAGCTGTAGTTGTGTACAATGACATTAATTTAACACCAAATACGGGAAAAAGTTCTGTTTACACTCCTTCTGGCTCTGTAACTAACGTATCAGGCTTCATAGGCATAACAGGACAAGCTATATCAGACACTGCGACAGGCAACGTGGATATGTTAGGGGGAATAAACTCTCAACAGACTTCATTGGTTATTGGCAGTAAATATTACGTTCAAGACAATGGCACTTTGGGGACAACTGTCACGAGTACATTTGCAGGGCAAGCAATTAGTGCCACTACTCTTAACATAAGGGATTTGACATGAGTACTTTATCTGATCTTTTACCCGCAGGGTCTGGTGGCAAGAATGTCGATTTTGTTGCTGACGGAGCTATAAACAACGCACAAACGGTAGCTCTTAAAACTGATGGTAAGGTTGAGGCAATTGCTACAGCAAGTTCTTCAGCAACAAGTCCTGCAACATTTACCACTACGCTTCTTCAAGCAGGTAATTCCAGTGATGATTTCGGAAATGTGTCTGCTTCTGTTTATGATGTTAATGCAGACAGAGTTATTATATTCTTTGTTAAACAAGGTCCAACGCGAGGGCTGTGGGCTGTTGCTTATACCCCAACTAGCACTGGATTAACTAGTCCTGGTGCTGAAAAATTAATTAGTAGTTCGGGTGCTGAATGTGATCGAGTATGCACTGTTTATGACCCCAGTGCTCAAAAATCTGTAGTTGCTTATAAGCGTAGAGTTAGTGGAACTACTGGTCCAGGTAATTGCGTAGTTGTAGAAGTAAACCCTTCAACAAATACTATTACTACCGGATCACAAACTGATTTTGGTTACAACAGTGCGTATGTTAATGGCATTGCTTTGGCTTATGACAGCAAAAACTCCAAAGTTGTGATAAACTATGGTGTCTCTAGTTCAGGCTATGGAGAAACAAGAGTTGGTACCGTATCAGGCACGAGCATAAGTTTTAGCGGTTACTCAATTTTTTCAACTGGCGGTGCAGGTTTGGGTGGAATGGGGTCTGCTTATGATCCACACAGTGATACAATTACGGTAACATGGCCTTACGTTAACAATAATTATTATGCAGTTGTGATGGTAGGAAGAGTTAGTGGAAACACAGTCACTTGGGGAGGGACTAGACAAACCTATGACACTGCTAGTAGTTTTAAAAAATTTGCAGCAGTTACTGACACGGTTTCTAACCAAGTTTGGACGCTTCAGTGTTTCAGTGCTAATCAAGGTGGTCGGCAGTGTTTGTTAACTCCTTCTCACAATGGAAGTTCAGGATCTGTTACTATAGGAACGCTACAAAATGCGGGATATTCTTTTTATAACTATCCCGTGCTAGGATTTTCATCTGTTGATAATAAACTTAGTGCAGTTGCAATGTCAGGATCTTCTAGTCCAGGCTCAAATACTTACATGATTTGGTGGACTGTTTCAGGAACTACAGCAACTTATAGCTCTCAACATATTGGTACTGAAGTTCCAAATGGAAACCAAAGTGTTGGAATGAGTATTATTTCATCTACCAAACAAAATATAATAAGCTACAGAGGAACAACTGAAAATGGAAGATATTATTTAGGAAACCCACCAAATCAAACTAACGTATCAAGTTTCATAGGCATTGCCGATGCAGCAATATCAGACACTGCCACAGGTTCTGTGACGATTAAGGGTGGGATAGCTACAAATGCTAGTTTACCTACGTTAACGCCAAACAGCGTTTATTATGTGCAAGCNNACGGAACGATCAGCACAACATCTACATCTCCTGCTGTNNGAATAGGCAAGGCGTTGTCTTCAACAAGCATTAATTTGGAGTTTAACTCGTGACAAATTTATCCGAATTATTACCTTCAGGTGGCGGTGCAAAAGAATTTAGTGCTGTAGCTTCTGGAACGTTAACCAATGGTCAAACGGTGTCATTGCTTTCAAATGGTAAAGTTGAAGCTAGTGGTGTTGAAAGTGTTACTGCTTCTGTAGGTAGCGTCAATTCTTTAGGAGTTAACGGAACTAGAGCCACAATAGCAGGTTATTACGATCCCGATGAAAATGCCTGTGTTATTATTTACTCAGGTCTTAACGATTATATGACAGCCGTTGCAGGAACCATAAGCGGCACAACGATTACATTTGGTAGTCCATCAATTGGTTATAGTTTTCAAACTAGTTCGTATTGTGCAGCATACGATACGACTAACAATGCCGCCGTAGTTGTTTACTATAGTGATGGAAACACAGGTAATGTTGAAGCAAAACAACTTAATGTCAGTGGTACTACAAGTAATTGGGAAACTGGTAATGGGACCCAAGTTCACACAAGCTCAAGTCGGCCTACATCCATTGTATTTTGCCCAAATAGTGACAGATTTTTAGCGACTTGGAATCAAAGTAGTCAAGGTTTATTGCGTCATTGTATTGGGCAGATAAGTGGAACAAGTACATCATGGACATCATATGTCGATAATTTTAATGGACAATTTATGAATTGTTATGATGGGGCTGGAGGGAGGCCAGTTTTAAGTTATGACCCAACTTACGAAGTTGTTTTAATAGCACAAAGTTATCGATACAGTCCGCATTATATGAGTTATATGGTTGTGTCGGTAGGAAGTTCATCGGCCTCAGCAACCATAAATCAAACAGCACTTAATAGTTACTATAGTGATATTCCATTCAGCGCATACAATGCAAACGATAAAAAACACGTTTTAACTTATGGCGCAACAGGAGGTATGGATGTCGTTCCCATTCAATTTACTTCAAACTCAGCAGTATCATTTACAACACCCACTGTGTCATCAGGAAATTTTGGGCCGACAATAGGTAATAGTAATGTAAGAGATGCCAACGGCATTGGATATAATGCACTAACGAAAAAAACAGGTTTAATGTATTCCGACAACTTGGGAGTGCAATATATAGTTAGTGTAGACACAAGTACATCTACTTATACTACGGGAACAAACCTACTAGTGCAAAATACGCAGATTAGTAGTAAGCAAGAAAGACCAGTTTTATATGATTCAAGTTCGACTAATATGTTCATTGCTTTTAAAACTGCATCGACAACTTACGCTGCCCGTACATACACGATGGATGCTGATATTTCCAACGCATCAAGTTTCATAGGCATAACATCTGAGGCCATAGCTAATACAGCTACAGGAAAAGTCAATCCTCAAGGCGGTGTGGCTACGTCATCAACACCAGGCGCTGGATCAGCATCAGCATCTACTCAATATGATGCAACAGGAGTCGAATATAACGGAATAGCTTACGACACAAATGCAAATAGATTTTTAATTGCATTTGCAGATGTTTCAAATAGTAATTATGGAACAGCGGTTGTGGGAAATATATCTGGTGGAACCTTGTCCTACGGTTCACCTGAAGTTTTTGAAAATACTGGTATACAAACACCTATGCTTGCATTTGACAGCAATGCTAATAAAGTTGCAATTTTTTATAGAAATAGTTCAGGGTATGGGAGTGCTAGAGTAGCAACGATAGATCCATCTAATGACACAGTTACTTTTGGTACTGTTAAAATTTTTACAACAAGTAATATATCCATGCAAGATAACACTTCAAGTGCTGTATTTGTACCATCCACACCTACTACTGCGGCTGCAAATAAAGTTGTAGTTGGTTTTATGGACAGCTCTAATAGTCAGATAGGTAAAGCTATTGTAGGTACAATAACAGGCACAGACATAGCCTTTCCTCTTGGTGGGGGTACTACATTTCATAATGCAAGAACTGCAGCCATAACTTTGGCTTATGATTCAACTGCTAAAAGAATATGTATTGGTTATAAAGATCGTGATGATGGAAATAAAGGAAAAGCTCTTGTTGCGACAGTCTCTGGAACAGGGCTAAGTTTCGGGGCTGACGCAATATTTGAGGATGGCATTGCTAGTAAAACAGGCAGTGCATTTGATCCTGATACTAATAAAGTTATTATATCGTACCAAGATAACGGAGATAACAATTACGCTAAAGCAGTTGTTGGAACTATCGCATCTACATCTATATCTTTTGGAACTCCTGCTACTGTACTTGAAGCTACTAGTAATGAAACTTCTGTAGTATATGACACAAACTTAAAAAAAGTTGTTGTTAGCGTTGATGATGGGGGTGGCACAAGAGGTATTGCTTTTACAGGTACGGTGTCAGGAACTGATATTAGTTTTGATAGTGGTGTTGTGTTTGAAACAAATCAAATTAGTTGGTTAAATTCCGCTTTTGATCCTGACAATAACAAAGTTGCTATTGTTTATGATATTAGCGCAGGTAAAGGCGTAGTTTTATCCCCTGCTGGAGCACCATCAAATTTGGTTACAGGCTCAACATACTACGTCCAAAATGACGGAACTCTTACTACAACATCAAGTACAGTGACAGCAGGTAAAGCTATTTCAACTACCCAACTTGTCTTAAAAGGAGCATCATAATGAAGACGATTGTAGAAAATGTAACTAACTTATCTAAATTTTTATTTGAAGATGATAAGCGTGTCATAATGAAAGAAACTCAAATTGACGTTGGACCAGAAGAAAAACTAGAGTTTATTGTGGGGTGTCATTCAACAAGTGATAGTACTTTGTATGAAGGTATTACTGGTCCTGAAGAAGAATGGTATGGAAATAAATGGTTTTTCGATGGGGCCACTTGGACACTAAACCCAGATTGGGTAGACCCAAGAGTAGAGATCTCTGAGTAAGGATTAAACCATGAGCTATACAATGACATACGATAGCTTGCTAGTGGACATGAGGCGTTATTTAGAACGTGGATTTACACAGGCAAGTGATCAAATAGTCTTTGATCAACTGCCTCGTTTAATTACGTTAGCAGAAAGACGGATAGCTCGTGAGTTAAAGATTGAAGGATTTATTAGGGCTGTAACAACGCCTTTAGCTATTGGTGTTGCAACTTATTTGAAACCTGATAGATGGCGTGACACTGTTTCCATGACGGTTGGTGGTTCTTCTATTTTTACTAGATCCTATGAATATTGTAGAAATTATTGGCCTAATGAGGCAGAAACTGGAAAACCTCAATTTTATGCNAATTATGACTATCAACATTGGTTAATTACACCTACACCAAGTGCTGTGCAAACACTAGAAGTGATNTATTATGAGCANCCTGCTTTGTTGGGGGATGACTTTCAAAGCAATTGGCTAACAGAATATGCACCAGAAGTNTTGTTGTATGCGTCATTGTTAGAGGCCACACCATTTCTGAAAAATGATGAAAGAGTGCAAATGTGGCAAGCNTTATATGACAGATCAGCGCAGGCACTTAATGGTCAAGATCTAGGTCGTATTCTTGACAGATCCGCACAGAGGAGTGAATCGTAATGCCTAGTTATACTGATGTATTTGGTGGGGCTAATATTTATCCAAGTGAAATTAGCTATAGCTCTTTAAATTTAACTGCCGATATAACACTGAGTTGGCCTGAAGAAACGTCAACTAATGTCAATTTAGCCACTAGAATTATTGACGTTACACAAGCAAGTGCAGGGTTTAGTATCATTTTACCTGACGCTAAAAAAAGTGGAACGGGTAACACTATCCTTTTTAATAACAGAGGATCACACACCTTTACTGTTAAAAATGCAGGCGGTACTCAAGTTGGTACGATTGCTTCTGGTCAATTATGGCAAGTTTATCTCACTGATAATTCTACAGTCGATGGAACATGGGTGCTACTGCAATATGGTGCGACAACTTCTACCGCCAATGCTAGTTCATTAGCTGGCACAGGCATAGTTGCTGTCGGCACTTTGTTAAGTCAATCTGTTCCAGTAAGTACAATAAATACATCCTACACTAGCGGTGTTGATGATCGTGCAAAGATGTTCAATTTTACGGGAGCACAGGCTACTTTTACATTGCCCGACCCAACTGTAGGTGGAGACAACTGGTTTTTATATTTAAGAAACTCAGGCTCTGGTGCAATTACAGCAACACCTCCAGGATCTACAACGATTGATGGTGCTGGAACACTGGCGTTTCAGCCAGGAGAGTCAGCCATTATAGCCACCGATGGATTCAATTTCTTTACTATCGGATTTGGACAATCGGCAACATTTGCATTTGATTACACTGTTATAGACATTGCTGGAACTGGTGACAAAACCCTTACTGGCACAGAACTTAACAGAGTTGCATACAGATTTACTGGTGCGTTAACTGG